ATGAACGCTTACTTCTTTTTCGCCCCAAATCGCATGTTATGGAATAACTGGCAAAGTATGAGTGACGAACAAAACAATCCAGGGAAATATACAACGTACGTAGGCCCAACAACAACAAGCCCAGCTAGCGGTTACAACATACATAGCCTACAAGATTACATGGGCTTACCAACAGTATGACAGATAGGCGAAGCCGCTACATTTGAGCATTGCTCATTCTGGCCACGTGCTTACAATTTGATTTGGAACGAATGGTTCCGAGATCAAAACTTACAGGACTCTGTTCCAGTCGATTTAGACGATGGACCTGACAGTCCTGATGATTACAAATTATTACGTCGTGGCAAACGCCATGACTACTTTACATCTGCACTGCCTTGGCCACAAAAAGGCGAAAGCGTGGCCTTACCATTAGGTACTTCTGCACCAATTTTTGGCAATGGCAAAACTATTGGTTTAACTAATGGTACAACTAGTTTCGGTCTTCAAGCTGGTAACGTACAAGTAACTACTGGAGCCGCATCTTCATTTGCTGCTGCATCTGATTCTTATAATACAAGTGTAGGTACTTCACGTTCACCTACGACTCCATATTTACAAGACAAGACAATAGGTCTTGTAACTTCTGGCGAAAGCGGACTATATGCTGATTTATCTGACGCAACTGCGGCAACCATTAATCAACTTCGCCAAGCATTTCAAATTCAAAAATTACTTGAGCGTGACGCTCGAGGTGGTACTCGATATACTGAAATTATTCGTGCTCATTTCGGCGTTATCTCTCCTGATGCTCGTCTCCAACGTCCGGAATATCTCGGCGGCGGATCGACAAATATCAATATCAATCCAATTGCTCAAACGTCCAGTTCGACTGTTACTGGATCGTCTACCCCTATGGGTACACTTGCTGCTATGGGTACTGCCCTGGCTCATAATCATGGCTTTACTCAATCGTTTACTGAACATGGCGTAATTATCGGCATGGTTTCAGTACGTGCTGATCTTACATATCAACAAGGCTTACCACGTATGTGGAGCCGTTCTACACGATATGACTTCTATTTCCCTGCCTTTGCGCATTTAGGAGAGCAGGCTGTCCTAAACAAAGAAATCTATGTTACAGGCGAAAGCTCTGATAACAATGTCTTTGGCTATCAAGAACGCTGGGCAGAGTATCGTTATAAACCTTCACAAATTTCAGGCTTATTTAAATCAACTGCTGCCGGTACTTTAGACGGCTGGCATTTAGCCCAGAAATTTAATACGTTACCAACCCTCAATAACACATTTATTGAGGACACTCCTCCATTAGAAAGAGCTCTTGCTGTAGGCTCTGAAGCTAATGGACAACAGTTCCTTTTTGACTCATTCTTTGATGTCAAAATGGCACGACCAATGCCGATGTACTCTGTACCCGGCTTAATTGACCACTTCTAATGGTTTGGGGCGCAATTGCCGCTGCTGCTATTCCCGCCGTTGCATCACTGATCGGCGGGAGTCAAGCTAACTCTGCGAATGCGGCGCAAGCAGAAGCAAACCGTGCCTTCCAAGCTGGTCAAAGTCAAGCGCAAATGGACTTTCAAGAACGTATGCGCAAAACTCAATATCAAACGACCGTCGCAGACCTTAAGGCTGCCGGTCTTAATCCTATGCTGGCTTATACTCAAGGCGGGGCGGGCACGCCCGCAGGAGCTTCAGCACAAGGCTCTCTGCCAGCCCCAATGGAAAACGTATTGGGAAAAGTCGGATCATCAGCCCGTGAGGGCTTTATGGCCGCACAACAATACCAAAATATGAAGATGCAAAACTTTGCCACCGAACAACAAGGCGAACAAGCAGCTTCGCAAGCTTTGTTAAACAAAGATCAAGCCGCTCAAACCCGGATGCAAACTACATCCGAGTTATTAAAACAAGACGGCTATAAACTCTCCGGTCAGGAGAAAACTGCATTCATTAATATGCTTAAAGCTGATGCACGTCAATCTTATGCTACATCAGCTAGGACTGAAGCTATACAACCCGAAGCTGTTGCTATCGGAAAAACTTATAAAGAAAATCCAAATCTAAAGACTACTGGTGAGTACCTTCGCCAAGTGTCTGAAGGCACTAATGCTGCATCTAATGCAGCTCAAATACTAAGGCCTAAACCAAGGCCTACAATCAATTACAACAATTACGGAGTCAGATAATGACAAAAAAAGCTATTTTTTTACGTACTGCATACAATTATGATACGAACGCTGCGTCAAATGCGTCCGGGTTGGTTTGTGAGGAACCAACTCGGGCGCAGCAGCACCATAAAGATGAGTGTGACATTAATGTCATCCTCGAACGCTTTGGAAAAACGGGTCAAGTACCCGTAAACGCGATTAGCGGTACCTATGGCGACTTTTCAGGAGTCCATGACTACCATACCGCTCTTAATACATTAATCGCCGCAGAAAGCGAATTTGAGGCTTTACCAGCCAATATTCGCAAGCAGTTCGCAAACGAACCTGCAAGACTCATTGATTTCCTCAATGATCCTGCAAATAAAGACCAAGCTATCGAACTTGGTCTTGTAAACCGACCTATTACTAGCTCATTTAATGAGCCTGGAGAGGTCAAAAACATTGTCACCGATCCGTCAGAATGACGGAAGCACAGTTACTTTACTTGATGTAACTGTGCTAGGTGACACCAATCACCGCAAAAACACAAAAAACTGAGGGCATATCATGGGCATGTATAGAAAAAAAGTTAACAAACAAAAGTCCGCTAGGACTTTCAAAAAAAACGCCGGTAAAACGGCTTACGCTAACCTTAAGACCAACCCAATGCGGGGCGGAATTCGACTTTAATAAAAGGAGCCACCTCACATGGCCTGTTATCACCCTCTGACCGCTTATCTAAGTGGACATCAAACAAACAATAAGACCGGCAAATCATTTCGCCGTGTCTCATTTAAAGAAACTGACGAACACGATCGTCAAGTCTCACTGCCCTGTGGCCAATGTATTGGCTGCAGGCTAGAACGCTCACGTCAGTGGGCTATGCGCTGCATGCATGAAGCGCAACTACATGAAAATAACTGCTTTATAACCCTCACATATAATGACGAAAATTACCCCCACAACGGAAGCCTTATTAAAAGTGACTTCCAAAAATTTCTTAAGAAATTCCGAAAAGCCATTGCCCCTGCAAGAATTCGTTACTATATGGCTGGAGAATACGGCACAAATTTCGGCAGACCTCACTTCCATGCCTGTATCTTCGGATACGATTTTCATGATAAGAAACTACACCAGAGGACTTCCTCTGGTTCTCTCATATATAGATCCCAAGAGCTTGAAAAGCTCTGGACACATGGTTATTCCTCCATTGGAGACGTTACCTTCGAGTCAGCTGCTTACGTTGCTCGATATATTATGCAAAAACAAACTGGGAAAGTAGACCCAAATCATTACACCTTCTGCGATTACAAAACTGGCGAACTAATAAAATTATTACCTGAATATAACAATATGAGCCTTAAACCCGGAATCGGATCAGAATGGTATAAAAAATACAAAAACGACGTCTACCCCCATGACTACGTAGAATTACGTGGCAAAAAACTAAAACCTCCAAAGTACTATGACAAACTGTACGCTAAGGAAAACCCTTATGAATACGATCAAATACTTTACACAAGAGAAAAACAAGCTAAACTACATCCTGAAGAACATAGCTATGAAAGACTGCTCGTAAAAGAAACTGTCCAAAATGCTAAACTTCAAAAACTAAAACGAAAACTCACATAGGAAAATCCTCATGAAATTAATCATCTGTACTGTTAAAGACCGAGCTGCAGACGCTTACGGCCGTCCAATGTTCGTACCATCTACAGGAGTAGCTATTCGCTCATTCTCTGATGAAATCAATCGTAATAATGCTGATAATCAGCTTTACAACCACCCCGACGACTTCGACCTTTATGAATTGGGAGAGTTCGACGATAACTCCGGCTTATTCTCTTTACATGAACAACCAAAACTATTATCGTTAGGTAAACAAGTAAAATTAACTTAAGCCTTTAAACAAACCGGAGAGAAAAGGTTACTTTTCTCCCGGAAAACTACCAAGGAAAACAATGCACCGCAATCGTTCAGTAAGTACCCATCAATTTGCTATGGTACCGAGAGCTGATATTCCACGATCAAAATTTGACGTGCAATCAGCGCATAAGACAACACTCGATTCGGGCTACCTTGTACCCGTCTACGTTAATGAAGTGCTCCCCGGGGACACTTTTAACTTCAAAATGACTGCCTTCGCACGAATGGCAACACCAATATATCCAATCATGGATAACATGATCTTGGATTCTTTCTTCTTTTTCGTCCCTAACCGCCTAATTTGGAATAATTGGCAAAAGTTTATGGGCGAACAAAATAACCCAGGGGACTCAACATCTTATGTAGTCCCAACAACAACAAGCCCAACAGGCGGTTACGCAGTAAACAGCCTTCAAGATTATATGGGCTTACCAACTGTAGGCCAAATCGATGCAGGTAACTCGATTGAACATTGTTCATTCTGGCCTCGTGCTTACAATTTGATCTGGAACGAATGGTTCCGTGATCAAAACTTACAGGACTCCGTTCCAGTAGATCTGGACGATGGTCCTGATTCACCAACAGATTACACACTGTTACGTCGTGGAAAACGTCACGACTACTTTACTTCAGCTTTGCCTTGGCCACAAAAAGGCGAAAGCGTTACATTACCTTTAGGTGCTTCTGCACCGATTCGCGCTGAAGGCGCATTCGGTAATACAAATCAATTAACAATCCTTAGCAATACAGGCTCACCACGTCGTATGTATTCAGACGACGCTACAGGACAAGCACTTTACTATGACAACACCACGCAAGCCGAAGGCAAAGGACTCTATGCCGACCTCTCAGAAGCTACTGCTGCCACGATCAATCAACTGCGTCAAGCATTTCAAATCCAAAAATTATTGGAACGTGATGCTAGAGGCGGTACTCGATACACTGAAATTATTCGTGCTCACTTTGGCGTGGTCTCTCCTGATGCTCGTCTCCAACGTCCGGAATATCTCGGCGGCGGATCAACAAATATCAACATCAATCCGATTGCTCAAACGTCCAGTTCTACTGTTACTGGATCGTCTACCCCTATGGGTACACTTGCTGCTATGGGTACAGCCCTCGCTCATAATCATGGCTTTACTCAATCATTTACTGAACATGGCGTAATTATCGGCATGGTCTCAGTAAGAGCAGACCTTACATATCAACAAGGCTTACCACGTATGTGGAGCCGTTCTACTCGTTATGACTTTTACTTCCCTGCCTTTGCTCATTTAGGAGAGCAGGCTGTCCTAAATAAAGAAATTTATATTACTGGCGAAGAAGTACAAGATAACGGCGTATTCGGTTACCAAGAACGTTGGGCAGAATATCGCTATAAACCTTCACAAATTTCAGGCTTATTTAAATCAACTGCCTCCGGTACTTTAGACGGATGGCATTTAGCCCAGAAATTTAATACTCTACCTACATTAAATAACACATTTATCGAAGATACACCTCCGTTAGATCGTGCTTTAGCCGTAGGCTCCGAAGCTAACGGACAACAATTCCTATTTGACTCATTCTTTGATGTCAAAATGGCTCGTCCAATGCCGATGTACTCTGTACCCGGCTTAATCGATCATTTCTAATGGAAGATACTGGCGATACAATGTCAGCAACGGCTGCCGGCGCTGCTGCCGGTAGCTCGTTTGGTCCTTGGGGCACCGTTATTGGTGCCGGTATAGGCGCAGCTTCTTCCCTCTTTGGGGGTAAGAAGCAAAATGATGCCAACGAAAAGATGGCTCAACAACAAATGGACTTCCAAGAGCGCATGCGGAAGACCCAATACCAGACGGCCGTCGCTGACTTAAAAGCAGCAGGCCTTAACCCCATGCTTGCCTATTCACAAGGCGGAGCGGGCACACCGCAGGGTGCAACCGCACAAATGGGTAATCCCCTTGGCGAAGCAGGAAATTCTGCTCGTGAAGGGGCTATTGCTATGGCAAATCTAAAAACACAACAAACTCAAAACGTGTTAACAGAGGAACAAGCCGAAAAAACGGCTGCCGATGCAAATTTATCCCGTGATCAAGCGGAATTAACACGTACTCAAAATGCCGTAGAGCTTGCTCGTATGCCGGGACACGGCAAATTCGGCAAATACGTTGATGCTCAAATGAATCAACTAAACTCAACAGCACGACAAGCACGTGCTAGTTCTGCTTATACTGAAGCAACACAACCAGAAGCTCATGCTATTGGTAGAGCGTATCGCGATGACAAAGGAGATTTAATCTCCGGCGAACGCATGAAACAAATCGAAAAACTTAGCGGATCTGCAAAGTCCGCTGTTGATACAATTAAATCACTAAGAAGGTAAAAAATGAAAAAATCCATTTTTCTACGTACTGCATATAACTACGACACCAACGCTGCGTCAAATGCGTCCGGGTTGGTTTGTGAGGAACCAACTCGGGCGCAGCAGCACCACAAAGACGAGTGTGACATTAATGTCATCCTCGAACGCTTTGGAAAAACAGGCCTTGCGCCTGTAAGCGCTATCAGCGCCACCTACGGCGACTTTACTGGTGTCAATGACTACCATACTGCATTGAACACTTTAATCGCCGCAGAGAGCGAATTTGGGGCATTACCAGCCACAATTCGCAAGCAGTTCGGTAACGAACCTGCAAATCTCATTGAATTTCTCAATGATCCTAAAAACAAAGACCAAGCTATTGAGCTTGGCCTTGTAAATCCTATTAGCTCTACAGCTAATGAAATGCCTCAAATTGAGGCAAAAACCATCGTCACCGATCCGTCGTAAGACGGAAGCACAGTTACTTTACTTGATGTAACTGTGCTAGGTGACACCAATCACCGCAAAAACACAAAAAACTGAGGGCATATCATGGGCATGTATAGAAAAAAAGTTAACAAACAAAAGT